CCGTTGCCCCGTCGCCGACCTTCGCCCAGTCGCAGACCGTCGCCCCGTCGCAGACCCTCGCCCCGTAGCCTACCTTTGCCTCGTCGCAGACCTTCGCCCTGTAGCCTACCGTCGCCCAGTCGCAGACCCTCGCCCTGTTCCCGACCGTCGCAGTAGGCGAGATAGTGATGCCGCGTTTTCTTTGCTCCTCCGCCGTCGCCTCCGTCAGCGCCCAACCCCCGTTGCCGTCTAATAGATAAATCTTTATTTTCATTCCCCCTCCTTGCCCTTGATGGCAGCTTGCTCCGTGTAACACTCCTCGCACCTGCGCCCGTCCTCGCACTCCTCGCCCTCATCCAACGCCAGCTTTTTCCCACAGTCCACACACTCCACAAATTCATCGTAAGTGTAATTGCTCATCGTTCCTCCATCCAGCTCGTTGCCGCATCATAAATTCGCATTACCTCTCGCCACCACTCCCTATTATTTCGCTTCTTGCGTCGCTCTTCTTCGGATCTCTTTTCGTCCGCTCGATATTCCCGCAGATATTCTAACCGTTCCTCTCGCGTTTTCAAAATGGATCTCCCGGCATACGTTCTTCTTCGTGCTTCCTTTTCCTCTCAGCGTTTTTTGCTTTCTGCTCTGGCGTCGCATCTTTCCAGGATGGACTATAATCCGTACCCTTCTTGTGCCACCACCTGCCGCATCCCTTCCTGCAATCCCAAAACTCTAATACATCCTCGCTGTCTGGCGGGTGCCATTCACGGTAAGACGTCTTCGAGAAACACACCTTGCACTTGTCCTGATCCGTGTTTCCTTCCGTGTTCGGCTTTTCGGCTTTGCCCTTCCTGAACTCCTCGGCCTTCTGACAAGTGATGTGGTGTGGGATGTGTCCCTTTATTATCCTTCCGTCGGATGTCATTATCGTCGTCTCCTCGGCGTTGACTGGCGTCGCTTTCCCGTTCTCGCTCCTTAAGAACTTGATCGCCGCTCCGTATCCCTTGCATCCCGTTACTCCGTCGATCCCGCTCATGTTCGCGCTCCTTTGTTTTTAGCTTCTCGACGCACTCTGGACAAATACTAATATACTTCCCATCAATATACCACCCGTAAAGTCTCGTCCATTCTGAACCGCATAGCTTACATTTTGCCACTATCGGCATAGCTACCTCTCGCGCACTACGTCCTCGTCCTCCCACTCTGCCATATCAACGTCGCTATCGCAGTTGGGGCAAGCATAAATTACTCGCCCGTTAAGCTCCTCGGCCTCCATAATCTCCCCGCACTCGCAGCAATACCTAATGCCCATTTTTGCCATGTTCTTCTCCTATTAACTTTGATACATACTTTCGCTTCTCTATTTGCCATCGTTCAAGCTCGGTATCCATCAATGACTTCATCTCGTTCTTGAGCTTCTCAATTTCATCCTCAAGGGTGCCCATTCCTGGTTGCCACCATCTTCTGCCCCTCATCAAAATTTTAATTTCATCTATGACCGCTTCAGCAAACAGTGCCTTTACTGCAAATAATCGCATCATTCTTCGTCCTATAGTCTCATCGGTTCCATGCCCTTCGTGAAAATATCCGAGATGACAATCTCCTGTAGGCCATCCACACATCACATATAAATTCGAAGTGTGGATTATTCTCATACTTCCATGCGCTATTTCGTTGACGTGAAGAACCCCTCGACGTCTGCAAAATCTCCATTCACTATTGACCTTTACGGGCCTGCAACAATACGGATGTGAGCAAAGATAAGCCTTCCGTATCTTTTCTGCACTATACTTAGTGATCTTCCCATATAGCCCCCTCATCTTTTTATCTCCTGTATATCAATAATGACACGCGCCGCAATTGGCATTTTCCATCCATATGGTTCCCTTCTTAAATCTTTTCGTTTTCTGATGTACCCATATTCTTTCTCTGCGTACTCGCGCGCTTCTCGGCATGTGTGGAAAATAGCTGGAACATAATTACGAAAAATGATGTGCCGCACTTTCCCTTCCAGCTTGTTGTCGTTTCTCCATATCAAGCACCATCCACACCACTTCATACCTTCGCCTCCCTTACAAATTCAAAATAAACGTCTCGGTTAACTATATAGTTACTCATTCCTACCAGACCGGATATTGTTACCTTCTCCTCGCTCTTGACCTGCCACCACCTGACGACTGGAATGCAAATCAGCACGTCGTTTTTTTCTCGTTCCTGAATGAACGCAACCGCTAAAAGCCCGTTATACTTTTCGAGATATTCCAATTGCTTGCCCTCGATCCTACGTGGATAAAATATCATACCCCTCGGCGTCTTGGCTTTTACCGCTTTGAGCTCCAAACAATCCGTGGCCCAGAGATAATCTACGTGGTTAAACATCCTGACAGGATTACCGCGCTTGTCCTTTCCCCATGAGTCCTGTATCTTGGCAAAGCGTCCGGGCATCGTTCCTATTTTTAGCTTCTCGATAGCGATTGGATTGTTTAGCTCCTTCGCAACTCGGCTGTATAGCGTTCTTTCGTTCAATTTAATTTAGCCTTTTGTTTGCGATAATTAATTCTCTCCTGATGGTATTTTATTTGTGCATCGCACCTCCTTACGCAGTTATACGGAGACTGCTTGCGTTTCTCGCGCCACGCCCACGCCTTGAGCCTTAATCGCAACCAGAATAAGCGAATCCTGCTTTTCATTTTTCATCCTCTCCGGTTATATTTATCTTCGTCCCGCACTTCTCGCAATCGAGGAACATATCGTTTTTGATGTAAATGCGGCGATAAAATCCAGTCTCCTGCCTACATACCGGACACCTAAATTGTGGAAGAAATAACTTAGCTGGCTTTACATATCTTATTTTTTTCATATCCGTCCTGTATATACGTGCTGCTCAGCAGGCATCATATCGTCAAGCGTTATCTGCCTCGAAAATTCATTTTCGCCCCACTTTTTAAGCTGGATATAATGCCGGAAGCACGCTTTCGCTCTCGCGCCAAATTCTCGTACTGCTTCGTCCCAGTCCTCCTCGGTGCGAATCAAAAAATACCCGCGCTTTGGCGATGAGCCTATCGGACTACCTTCGTCCCGCAACTCCTCGATGCACTTCCGAACGGCACGTTCCGGTATGCCCGAAATTAGTCCGACTAACTCTTTGCGGGGTACTGCTTCCCGATCATTAAGGATTTCCAGAATCGTTTCTTTCGTTCGGTCCAACCTTTCTACGTACATCACGCCTCCTTTCGCTTTACTAAGTGAGAAAATTTTGTACCTTTAAGCCACTCAAAAAACACCTGTTCCAATTCCGGCTTGCCGCGTATTGCCTTGAGTGCCTGCCGAATTTCCCGCTCGCTCGCTTCGCTCCCCTGCTTTTGCTCCTCGGCCTGCTCGTATAACGGCAACGTTGCCTTTACAGAACGCGTCAACTCAGTCTTGGTCTGCTTGTCATCTGGGCCTTCGAGCAAATACGTCCGCTCGGAATAATTGAATACCTCACCTTTCCGCCGGTCTCCTTTGAAAAAAAATATCCTCGCATGGTTGCTGAATCTTGAAAATATCCTGCCCCTTCCTTCTTGTCCCTCGGCACTCTTGTCGTACATCTCAAGCAGACCTTCCGGTTTCGCGTTAGTGGTGATAATCGTCCGCCTATCTATCCGGCACCGCTTCAAAAGTGCTATCCTGAAAATCTCGTGTGGCCTGTATTCGGTTTTATATTTCGCGAACCGATCCTTCTGCTCCGTCCCCAGGTCGTCTACGATTAGCCTCTCAGAATCCTCGAGGTGCCGTATTCTATCGCGCACTCCATCGTCGGTACTACATGCGTTTCTCATTTCGTCTATCAACTCCATCGCGTTACAGAATTCCCATCCTACCCCTCCCATCGCATAGTTTACCGCCCACCGAGATTTTCCGCTCCCTGCGCTCCCGTAGATCAATAGCACTGGCGTATCGGTCTTCAGTAGCGGGAATTCCTTATTCCCAGCCGCCAGCTTAATCACGTCCGCGACTATCTCCTCCGGTAGCTCCCAAGTCATCACTCCTCCTCTGCTATCGCCCGGCGCGGGTCTGGCTTTTTCTTACTTGGCTTATCGTTAATGAAACGCTCTAAACGCGGTTGATTGCCGAAGAACCACGCAGCTCCCCTCGTGCAATTCGGCCTATACCCGTTTCCGCCCTTCCAGAAAAACTCGTCGTGCTCTCGGTTGTCGATCGCCTGCACGAGCTGATCAACGGAAAAGTTATCAAGTGCCTTTGCTATTGCCGCGAGATGTTCTTTGAGCGGTGTAATCCGTGGCTGGATTTTTTCTCGGTACCGGTTAAATACCCTTAATATTACTTCTTTCTTATTCCCTTCATACTTCTTACTTATTAAAGGAATTTCCTCTGAATTATTCTGAATATTTTTGAATTTATTAAAAAGCTTCGCGCAGTTTCCTGCCTGCCAATCGGCAATTGTAACGCTTCTGCTTAAAGATGGCGGCCTCGGCCCCCGTGGCTTTGTAGTGGTCTTCAGGTAGTTGTCATTAAACCAACGAGTGATAAACAACCATTTACGTGAGTTATCATCAGTCCACCGTTCAATAACGCCGACTTTCTCCATTTCACAGATCGCGTCCTCGAGCTCCGTAATACTCGGAGCATGAGGAGGTTGATCTCCTCCAAAGGCGTCAACGTGAATCTTGGCGGGGATAAATTCGCAAGTACCATAATAACATACCGCTCGCTCAAGATAAGGGAATATCGCCTTTGCTTGCCATGATAGCCCTCTCTCAAGCAGGCTGGATCCAAACTCGCCGGATAATATGATTGACTTCACTGATCACCTCCTAGAATATGCCTATTTCGCGTCAACTCGTAACGCCCGTGGCCTTTTTGTCGCTATCGTATTCTTTGGGGTATGGGGACGCCTGCCAAAACGATAGGGCCATAAAACGCACGTACGTACGGTACAATTAGCAACTTCCGATGGCGACTCGGCGCAACAATCCAGACATTTAGCTCTTATCGCCTTTAGCGGCCTTAATGGCCTTTCCGGATTGTATTCTTGATGCTTCCACTTTTTCATTTTTCTTGGCCTCTATCCGTACAATTGAGAGTTTGGTTTGCTTCCGAGTCTCTATAGTCTCGGAGGCTTCCTCTTTGAATTTGTCTATTTTTTCTTGCGGCAATATCGAGAAAAGCTCCTTCTTTGCTTCCTCGTAACTCGATGCGTCGAGCTTCAGGTATCTTGATATATCGGCACCGTGCCTCCGAAATAGCTCGGATATTTTATCCGCAGGGAACCCGCGCCGCTCCTCGGCCTTCCACGCCCAACCCATGCTCCCGTCGTCTATCGGCACAACGTCGGCTGCATTAGCAAGGTCGCCGAGATACTGGCGCAACGTCTCGCGCCGAGATTGATGTAGCTTAATCGCGGCCTCGACCTTCCGAAGCTCGTCGTGGGCCGCCTGCGCTGAAAGTATATTCTCTCCAGTACTCTTATATCGCCGCTTATACTCCGCGCACTTCGCGCGGATAGGACAGAGGTTACAGTTACGGTTTATCCTGGCCGGAAACTTTTTGCTGATAATTCCTTCGAGTATCTCGTCGATCCAACCCCTAATCCACTGTACCTCGTCTGGATCCACCTCGACGCTATTCTCCAGATTATACCGGAACATATACTGCGTGAATTTTAGGCGCTTCAGCCCGGGCACGATATCAAGAGCGGCCAGCATATAGATATTCCCCTGCCGGTCTTTTCGCAGATCATCTTTCGAGAGTATGCGCCGTGCGTTCTTGTAATCCACGATATGCAGGCCGTCGCCCTCCATGTAGTCTATACGGTCGATGATTACCTTGAGCCCGACGTTATGATCCTGACTATACGGAATGACTATCTCCGCCTCAGCATCATGAATAAATTCCGCAGTCTGAGCGAGGCGTAGACCTAAGTGCCTCAACCCACGTAATCCTTCGGTATAATCGTCCGGCGTAATCTCTGCCGTCAACATCTCCTTCCGAATAGCGGCTTTGAATATTCCCTCGATGTCATCGGCTCCTATCTCCTTACCGTCGCGAATAGAGACATTCATCGCGCGGGCCGCCAAGTGCATTGCCGATCCGAGCCGCATATAATAGGTGCGCTCCAGTTGTAGGCCGTCGATATACTTGGCCTTATAGAGTCTCGGACAGTCGTGATACGTCTCGCACTGCGACCAGCTTATCCACGGCTTCGGAGTTTTACTTCGCTTTTGCTTTGGCACGGCTTCCCTCCTCGGCGACCTCGCCAGCTATAGCCCTCTCGCCCTTGTCCTTCTCGTCTACCTTCGACCGTAACTCGGAGATTATCTCGTCCAGCTTATCCTCCCCCAACTCCTTCGCGCTGATTACGTTGTAGCGGCGACGAAGAGCTTCGTGTATCTCGTCCTCGGTGTAGGGATTACCTGTCGTAGGATTGAGCAGTTGCTTCGAGAGGATATGAACCTGTTGGGCCTTCTTACCGATCCGTGCGACCTGCGCTGGATCAATCTGTATTTTGTCTGGGTCTTCGACGCCCATCTCGTCGTGAGTATGTAGGCCCGCAAGCTCCCACGGAAACGCCCGACGTAACCCCTGCGACTCGGCGCACTTGGCGATCATCACTGGCCCCATCGACTTCCACATAGCCGTGAGATCGCCGGACTTCTTTTTCTGTGCGTAATCATCCCACCGAGCGACTCCCCAAATAGGAAGCAACTGACCAGTAGACGGATCGACATACCCTTTTCTAACTATACCTACTCTCGCGGCTGTCGGGTACGCATCCTCCTTGCTCGGTATCCAGACATCTTTCCAGCGCCCATCTTTGTCACACCATTCCGGCCCGATCTGTCCTAGATACTTGCCTGTCCTCTCGGCGATAAGCCGAAGCCCGTCGATGCCTACCTGCGTCACCATCTTATACTCCCAATCTCCCGACTTGCCCTGTTCTGGATTCCACTTTTCTGGATTCCATTCTCTCCTGCGGATCGAGTATATCTGCCTGAGTAGTGGATTGAGGCCTGTATGCTTGCAGACGTACAGGAACATTCTGAGTTCAAGATCAGACGCCCCTTTCGCAACTGTCCGCCTGATGAGATCAACTTCATCCCGCGAATACTGCTCTGCGATAGCTGTACTTTTCTCGGACTTCGCGGGCGGCTTTAGTTTGCTCGCCTTCTTCTCCTTCTTCATTTTCTCTCCTTTAGTTTACCGCCCTTTTTGCCTCGCCGTGGAACCGCGCCTCGCCACCGCTGACCTCGCCCGTGGACTGGCCGTAGAACCGCGCCTTGCCACCGCTGACCGTGCCGGTGGACTGGCAGTAGAACCACGCCACGCCACCGCTGATCTCGCCCGTGGACTGGCCGTCGAACCGAGCCATGCCACCGCTGACCGTGCCAGCGGACTGGTTGTGGAACTGCGCCTCGCCACCGCTGATCTCGCCCGTGGACTGGCCGTAGAACCGCGCCTCGCCACCGCTGATCTCGCCCGTGGACTCGCCGTGGAACTGCGCCTCGCCACCGCTGACCTCGCCCGTGGACTGGTCGTAGAACCGCGCCTTGCCATCGCTGACTTCGCCGGTAGACCGGCCAACAAAAACCAAAAACTCGCCGTCCCGAACCTTTCTATCCCCCTTGCGTATGATATGCTCTTTCGCCCACGACTTCAACGCTCGCCTCGCCGCCACTTCGTGCTTCCCAGCCAGCCACGTGGGCCGGACTTGCTCATCCACCTTGAACTCCCACTTGCTCAGCGGCAGGGAGTAATCGCCACCAGGCGGCACTATCTCCACTCGCGCGAACGCCAGCTCATCCTTGTCCGCCGTATCATCCTTCAGTCCAGCTGAAAAAAGTATTTCATCATGGCTTGGGTCGTTTCCCATCGAAAAACATCGCCCGTCCCTACGCGCAATTCCCGACCACACCTTACACATTTTTTCGCCCTCCCTTGTTACTTGCCGCCCTCGTGGCGGCCCAAAAACAGGCGGCGGCCGGGTATGATGACACAGGGGCCCGCTCCGATATGGAGAGGCACAGGTGAGCCCGACCGCCGCTTTTCGTTTTTTTGAATTCCTGCGTCATCATGCTATGACTATATACCAGCGCGAGGAGCTTGTCCAGCAAAAAATGAAAAAAAGCAAAAAAAATAGTGCCCGAAAAATGTACTATTTTCGGACACTATTTGAACGCTTCCTCATAGTATCTCTGCGTGAATCCAGAGGTAGACTTTCTTTCCAGTACCATATCCGACATTAAGACCAACTGGAACTTTGAAAACCTCAAGCGGATTAGGAAGCTCCATCTTCTTTGCAAGTTCGCTCAACTTCGCACTCCCACCTATACCCCACGCGGATTGCGCCTTCTCGTCCTGCGGGATTGTCGTAATATATCCCACTGAGGGAGAGATAATATTCCAAAAGTAATAGGCGTCCCACTTGCCACCTACGGTCTGGCCGCCTATCTCCAAAAACTCATATGCCGCAACTCCGCTCATAGAGTCCTTGACGTAATCCGTCCACTCGAACGCGAAAGCTGGCGTACTAAAAAATAACACAAGCGCGAAAAGCAACTTTTTCATAGTCCTCCTCCATTCGTTTTATCGTCAACTTTTCCAGTTTTTTCCAACACCTTCTTATCAAGCCATCCTTGCACAAAAATATATGCCAACCCCACGCCAGCCGCAAGACACTGTTCCCATGTGTCAAGGTTTTGGTTTTCAACTATCGTATAGATAGTCAGGCCAGCCGCCGCCAGCTTACGCGAGACAAACTTCAATGCCAAGTCAATGAGCATCTTCTTGTCCATCTTTCCTCCTTTGATTTAGGGCCACCTTTATATTTTTGACACGCTCCATCACGTCGCCATAGAACGTGAACCTCGGATTGATACCTCGCCTGCGCAGACGAGACGCGACGCCCGATCCGCTATTATATGCTATACCAGCCCAGGCCAGCGGGAAGTCCCATCGCTTTCCGACGGGAGAATAAACATTGATATTATAAGCCGTATTAGCGTACTGCTCAACGTAAAATTCAAATTCGGTCATCATCACTTCGATATTCAACAACGGATTATATAGCGCGACATCGAACCTACGCGGCCTTGTGCGTCCAGTACGATAGCAAAAATCCTCAAAAGCATTATTCTGAATAGAACCAAGTCCGCGAGACTTCCCGCTATCGCACGTTGGCCTACTCGTCGGATTCCCCTCACTCTCTCGGTCGATAAATCCGGCCCAAAAGATAAGTCCTCGCTTCTTGATGTCGTGCTTCTGTATCCAATTCAGCCAAACCTGAAGCTCATCAAAACTCGGAGCGTATCCAGTATCAGACCATCGCGCCTCGAGCACAAATGCCAGATCAGCTATTTTCTTCTCGGCGTCAATCCTTTGCTGTTCCAATATCTGCAACCTTCCGGTATGAGCGATAAGCAAAAGACACAAGACCGAGAATATCCAAAAAGCGGCTTTGTAAGTTATAAGCTCTTGACGTAGTTTCATACTTTCTCCCATTCACCTTTTTTCTTTTCGTACAAAGCGGTTAATTTTTGGACATATTCCGGATCAGTGGCCCATTTACGAGTGCCCGAAACAAGTCCCTTGAAAAACTCGACTGGATCGGCTTTGGCTTTGAACGCATCTGGATAAAGGCGTTCTATTAGATCAAGATAAAAAAGTATCGCCTCATCCTCGCGCTTCCAATCGCAGAATAAATCTTTGACTTTTACCGTCCACCTGCGCTCCTTGCGATTGCGTTTTTCCTTTTTTCCATCTCCGATGCTAACTTCTATACGCACGATCCGCTCAGTGTATTTTATCTCCTCGATATCCGAGAGCTTGCTATTCACAAAACGAGCAAACCTAAAATTATCAACAAATACTTCGTGCGTCGAAACAGGAACAACAACACCAGTCCACGGCTTGCGCTTCGGAACCTTGATTCCCCAGAAGTTGTTCCATCCTATTATATGTTGGAATCCTCCGGTCTCATGATAAGCGTGTGTCAGTATCGAATATGGATGGTATTCTTTCGCGTTCTTCTCGGCGGCCGCCATAAATTGTCCCATCTTTGCTTCGGCGTGAGTGAGCATTTTTCACTCTCCTTTCATTTCGGTAGACGATCTCTTAATAATGCCGTCTGTTCCTTGACAGCATCAACTTGTTGCTTTAACAGCGTACTTGTCTCTATACGAGAATCGGACAACTTTCCAAGTATAATATCTTGCCGCGAATGATCCGCCGAAAGTGCATCAAGCTTCACGGAAACATCGCACGTTTTGTCTCTGCCATTAAATTTAGCCCTAATAGCAAAATAAGCAAACGCGCTTAATACTCCAAGCACACCTCCGGCACCAGATGAAATTCCGATAGTAATGTCCTCCATCTCGTCCTCTCCTTACTGCCCCTCTATTACCGCATATAAATATCAATGATGTTGTCGGGATTTATTATCCTATCATCGTTGGTACTTATCATCTCATTAGCCTGTTTTGCGGAATTGATGATAGTTTTCACTTCAGCCAGAGTCTTATTTATTATATACTTTCTTTCCTTTCCATCGATAGTCCTTACGATAAATACAGCCATTTTACCTCCTTATGTTATTGCATATCCCCAGATAGTATAATCAACGTTGGTCGATCCACTTACGCGTTGTATTTCCACATCATTACCAGCCAAAGCCATGAGATTAGGGCAAGAACCCTCGACTCCAGCGTCTTCAGCAACGCAAAAATTGAACGTTGGCTTACCTGTATCGACTGTAACGCGGGCAACAACTATCCCTTCGAGTTCCACTGTCCATTCTTCCGCGTTACCTCCACCATTAATAGCTATCCCAAGAATATGCCAAGTAGTAGAAGCCGGAACGGTCTCCGTTGCATTTCCCGAAACCGTTGTTCCTTGAGCCAACACTGTCGGTGTGAATCCCATGTTTTACCTCCCGTAGCATCCGAGCAAATAGACAAGCTCGCTTATAGTGAATATTCCATCTACGTCCAAATTGCCATAGACGTGCGCGTTGTTGTTCATATCAACGTCGCCTGTTATATCGGCCCCTCCCGCACTTACTGTTAACTTACCTCCCGATGTCGTGGTGCTCGACGTTTGCATTGTCGTTGTACTTATTCCTTGCGTCGACGCCGCTCCATCAGTAATCGCCGACTTCAAATAGTTTAGATTTACGTTCATGTCAGTCATCAAGTCGGTAGATACTGGAGCGTCTACAGCAACTCTTGTATCGTCCATATTTACCCACGGAGTAATTGGAAGAACTGCCATCTTGTCTCCTTACGGCGTAATATAATATCCGTCGCTCCCATCGGACATTACGCCAGTTGTCGCGTTAACCCAACGGCTTATAAAACAATAAAGTCTTTGCGTGGCACTCGCCACGTTCCAATTCGGGAAGTTAATAGGCGGCTTCGTACTCGGACTTATTGCTCCGTACTTCTTGCCGTAGCTGAACTCCGTATCTATCAGCCGGAATATCTCGCTCCCTCGAACGTAATCGAAATCAACCTTTACGGCCTCAACCATCTTATTCGAGACGCCCATCTCTCCCCGCGTCATATCCGGTATTTTATCGCTCGTCAACCTCACTATATCCCCAGGCTCGGTTATCCTCTCGCTGAAAAACGTCTTGGCCGTAAGCTGTGGGGCCGGGTTGGCGAACCTCTTAAAAATCCTTAAGGCGATATTGTCTATCTTCGGCTGTGATATTACTCCGGTACGCAAACCTTTGCTCTCAATCTTCAGCGTCTTAACCTCGCTATATTTCGTCTGCGAATTAGTGTCCTCATATAGCGACCGAGATAGATATTGACCAGTTGCGAAATCCCAGTCATAAGACAGGTCTATCTCGTTGAAAAAAAGCGTGTCCATAATCTGCCCTTGCCATACCGGAGCGCCGACAAGGTTATCATCATTAAACTCTCGTATGTCTATTGTCGGCAACGGCGGCTTGTAAACCTTAACAGATATTCTCCCTTCGTTGTCAACGATAGGATAGGCATTGATGAACCTGAATATCTCGCTTTCGAGAAACTTCTTGCCTTCCTGGGCCTCCTCGAACTCAAACTTAAACGTGATATTCCGCAACCATCTATCGCGTTCGGTTTCCATCTTTGTGATAGCAATATCGTTTTGGTCTATCGCAAGCCCACACGAGGCGGGCAAAACGTCATGCGTTCCGTTCGTACCTAACCCCGTCGAGGTCAATATTTGTAGTGCGATGTCAATAGCGTTATTCTGTAGCACTACGAAATTGACGACCTCCGCGCTGGAGGCGTGTGTTGCCGGCGCCGTCCCGAGCTGGCCACGAGAGCATCCAGTGAATGATGTCCCGGTCTTGCCTGTATATAATATTACCTCATTATCTATCTTGATGTAAAACTGCGTACCCGTCGCGGTTGCGAAATTAGCGGCGTTGACTACGTTAATCGTTGCGTCTCCTATACCTACGCTCAACGATGTTCTTGTAATTGCCGTCATTATATTCACCTTTGCGCTTTTCCAGAGCGTAACGAGGTTAAATCGATAGCTTACGTTATCAGATAAAAGCTGGTAGTTTAGAACCTTACCGATGAACACCTTAACGTAATCCGCCTCGTCCATATCGAGGAATCCCGTCTTAACCGTAACTTTTCGGTTGAGTAGTGAATACTGATAGACGAGCTTCGTGATTTCTTTGTCTTTGTCTATCATCTTGAAATTAATATTGCCTATCGACGATCTACCCTCAACCACCGTGATCTGACTTCCGGCTCCCTGGACTTCTTGGACGTAAACCTCGTAAGGCCCCGTGGCATTGACGATTTCGTGATCTGAATACCGAGTAGTTATTCCGTCGAACTCAACGATGTAGACGGGTATCTTTTCGGGCCTATCGAGATAGCGTTTATAAGTTGTGTTTATATCCTGCGTCATAGCGACTCCTTGAACGAGTGCATGAACGTCCAGCGCTTGGCTTTTTGGTTTACGAGACGAGTATTAAGTTGATTGTCGGTATTGATTACGAACGGGAAATAATATATCGAGCGCAGTATATCTCCTACTCGGTACGAATAGTTAATATTGCCATTGAAAGTTACGGTAGTACCAGAAACGCTGGCGATCTGAACGAAGTCGGCTCTCACGTTATCTGTTCTTTTCAGAATACACCACGCTCCGGCCTGTAACCCAGCCGCGTCAACTACCGTAACGCCGGTTGCGTAGGCAGTAGCCGCCGCTGAAAGTCTGCCGTCGTACATCTGGTTGCTGTCTATTGCTACACTGTAAACCTTGCTCTGTTGGGCGTAAGACCACCAAGTTAAAAGAGATTGCATTTGCTCATCGGTTATATGCTCCCATGCCACTCGGCACGTCTCGCGTGCGTGAAAGAAAATGCCTTCGTTCTTCCCGCTATTCGATTCTTTATTTTCGAGTTTTACAATTCTTATCGGCTCCGGCGCAGTAACCTTCCGGCTGAAATCTACCTCGTAGAGAATATAATCATCTCCGGCCCATGCCTTTAACAACGGAGATCGGAAACGAGGATTCGTTCCGTCCGTCCTCGTAATTTTAAAATAAGAGCTTAAAGGAAAATCTTCAGCCTCAACCGAAAAGCTTGCGCTGTCTACCGTAACCGTAACCGTCGATCCGATCTGCGTATCGTCCTCTTTGTAGAAGCTCACCTTCTGACCGGGCGACAATCCCTTGACTTCAATGTCTTTGCTATCGGCAAGCTGGATATAATCGAAATATCCGAAGTGAGTCCCAGCGTATACCGTACAACCTACTTCTACTCGGTCGAATACATCCGTCGCGGCTCCGGCCGCCGTGTGTTCGGTAGAGGTATCTACTATCAGGACAACCGCCGTGCCGCTTTTCATTATTGCAAACCTATGCCATGCGGTTGTTCTGGCTATGCTCGTGGCCGTTATAACTCCAGCAACATTCTTGCAATAGTGAGTTGTCGAGACGCTGTTATCTACTCCCAGCCCGTAGAAGTTAGCCGTACCCTTTACGCGACAACGCAGGAACGGCTTGATTCCTCCCGTCGTCTCGGAGCTATCGTCATAAAAGTACCCCACGCAAAGCTCGAATTCTTTAGCGTTATAGATATGCGGGAAGGTGCTATCGAGAATCAAAGACTTTAACCCCTCCTCGGCGGCATTAGAAGATGATACCGGAGTGCCGTTGATGATCTGCCATGACTGGTCGGTCTGCCAGTTGAGGCCCTCGAAGCTCTCGAACATGACGCGACCATCAACCGAAGGTAGAAGTGCTTGTATTAAACTTGTTGCTCTCATTCTCCCTGTACCTGCGACGCCACCAACCTCACGTCGTTATTTTCAACAACCGATGAAATCTTCTCGGCCATCCTATTTGCAAACTCCTGCTCGCCGTAATAGTCGCCCATAACTACGACCTTGACGCTTTGCTTCTCCTCGGCCGCTTCCGCCGGAGCCGCCGCCGCAGGTGTTCCCGCAACGGTAGGCGTCGCCGCTCCACCGGCCGGAGCCGCTCCAGTTGCTCCTATCTTTGCCTTTGCCGCTTCCGCTATAGCTCCGATTGCTGCGCTTTGGGCCACGCCCCAAGCTATAACCTTCGATCCTGTGAATAATCCGACTACTCCCTTCTTCGCCACTTCCTCGGATGCTCCTTGTATGGCATTAGCCATCACTGCCGCCTGTGCGCGTTGAGCAATTATATCTATGACTTGAATGCTTGTTTTTTTCCACGCGTCTGCTTCTCCGGCGGCGGCTTTTCCAGCGGCGGCTCCGATTAAGTTTCCCATTTGGAAATACACTTCAAATCTCTTTTTTGCAACTTGTTCAGTGAGTTTTATCTGTTCAGCCGTCAACGCCTTGTCGGATTCGATTTGCATAGCGGTTATCTGCTCCGCGCTCATCTTCTCGGCCGTCATTTGGTCTGCTATCTGCTTACGCCTTATTTCCTTCTCTGCGTCAAGCGCAACGAGCAGATATTCAAGGCGTTTAGATTCACTCATTTGTTGCTCTGCCAAAAGCTCCGCGTTCATCTTGCGAAATACGGCGGTTAATTCTTTGGACGTTCTATCCACTTCCGCTATCCTCTCCGGAAGCTCTTTTTGTACTTCTTCTTTGCCTGATAGCACGTTCCAAAACTCTTTTGCGGCCGTTGCGTTTTCGTCCATCAACGCCGCCAACGAAGCGTGGCCTTCTCTATACGCCTCTTTTACTCCAGCCCAGTTTCCGGTAATCGCCGACATAATAACACGATTAGAGCTTATCGCGGCCTGTGCCATAGTCGCCCATCCTGTAGCCCAAAGCTCCACGAGTGCTGTAATAGCCTGACCTACTTTTTTCAGAACGTTCATTATCATCAATACGCCGGGTATAAGTTTTGCTCCGATGTCGGCTTTCCAGTCCGAAAGCTCCTCGCGGAACGTCTCGAATTTTTTAGCCGTGGTATCCTCCTCGGCGGCCAGGTCTCCAAACCTTTCCTTGAAAGTCTTGAGGACATAGGCGACATCCCTCGACTTCTCTCCTGCTATACCTATCCTCTCGGCGAGCGTCTTTGTAAACTCCGTTACGCCGAGAGTAGCTCGTCCTACCTGTTCGGCGGCGGTTGAATAGCTTATCCCCTGCGCCCGTGCAAGGCCCAACGTCGCGGATAGATACTCCTGGGCCTTCCCGACGTCGTTGGTGCTATCTATCAGACGTGATAGAGCGTCATTTACTTCGGGATAACCCACACCAGTCATATCAGACATAACCCGATTGTATTCTATCACCTGATTCTTGACCTTCTCCCAAGCCAGGCCGGTATTTTCTACTCTCTGCCCGAGAAGGAATTCTGACCGCTCCAGCTTTACGGCCTCATCAACGAGGCTCTTATAAAACGTAACTATGCCAAGCCCAACGAGCGCGGAATAAATTCCTTGCAACTTCTGAGTCTGATCTTTCCACGCCGCCGTTGATTTTGCGTTGTCTTTGGCTCCTTTGTCTAAATCGCGCACCTGCTTCGCGGCGTCTTTGAAGCCCTTTTCGTCGAGCTCGCTTGCAATTTTAAAGTATAATGACATATCAAGTCCCGTCGCTTTGTAAACTTATCGTCTCGCCTTCATCGCCCTTGTTTAACTTCTCTTGCTGGTCATTCCATACCATCACAACCGCTCGCCATAGTTCATATGGTATATCCCACACATTCGAGCTTCGCGCTATTGATAATCCATTCTTTGCGCCGACGACCGCGAAGCCGCCGAGTAGACTTAATTGGCTATCATCGTCGGAGCAAGCGATTTTTTTAACTCGTCATCCGATAACTGGAATTCCTTAAGGTGTGTTGACAATATCTCTAACTGCAACGAGGCATTCAAAGATATGACTTCTTGCGGCGTAAAAAACCTTACCAGCTTACCGTTCTCTTTTTTCTTCACTACGCATTCAACATATTTTGCCTGCAACGCCTGATTACAAATAATGTTGAGCGTATCCTCAAAGTCTTTTTCGCCTTGTTCCGTCAAATTATCAGGCTTGCTTCTCGAAATAGAAAGGCGGCGCAAAAGGTAGGCATGTTGAACCTCGAAATACTCGTCCACCGATAACGGAGTTAGCAACGCCTCGATCTTAACATCAGAGAGGCGGCTGATCTTTTCGCGCACTTCTTCCATGCGACGCTCGACCAACCGCCTCCCCTTATCGGTTGTGAAGATAGACTTCACTTTTTGCTTATTAGTTTTCGGAGCTTTATTCGCATTCTCTAAACGTCCGAGCTCCTCCTTCAACGCTTCGATTTCATACTTGAAGCGTTCCAAAATGATAGGGACGCTTTGCCTTGTCAACTTTCCGATTGCGGAAGCTGTCTCTTCCATGATTCTCCTCCTTTGAGGTTATGACGGCTGATATAACGTAAACAAGTCGTAATGATCTCCGGCACTCGGAGTAACACGAAGCTCAAACTCCGTGCCTGCGGCGTTAAAGAAGAAGTCGTCCTGAGTCGCCGGATTATCGGGAGAAGCTATGACCTCTCCGTTTTTCATAATCAGCGCGTAGTCAAGCCCCGTCTGCGGAATCTTGAAAGCCGCGATGTCGAGTATAACTTTATCGCTCGAAAACGCTTTGTCATTAGCAACCTGCGGAGCGCCCGTAGTATCGTCATTTGGACAAGCGGCAGCGGTTATCGAAGGTAACGCAGTGATGTCATACGACGTAGTTGCATCAGTGGCAACGTATCGCGCATCGTTAGACCTATTGGAAACGTAGACGTTATGACCTGTTACCGATCCACTTATTGCCGGAAGCGTGACGGTAATCTTCTGGACTGCCGTTCCGGCCGTCAATTCGACCATCGCCTCGTTGGAGCCGTTGCTCTCTCCTGCCGCCGTAACCTGAGTTATGCGGATGTAATAGGTATCATCAGACAGCGCGCCGCCAGTAGCACCAGCCGCAACGACAGGTTGACTCGGAGGCCCCAAAGGCCCGGTAGCACTTCTCGCCCTGGTGTATAGGATTCCGAGTCCGGCGAAATAGTAGCCGTTGATGTACTCGAAATCGAGCGTCTGCTTCGCGCCTTCCTTTACCGTCGAAGTCCACGGATTCCCAACCGGAGTGCAGGTATTCAGGAGATAGCTCGCCTTGATCTTGCCATCCAACCCTTTCAGGTTGGCGAAAACAGTAAACGTTTTCATATCGGCGGGATTGACGAATATCTCCTCGACCGTTGGATCGGTGTCCATGACGAGCGCCTGTATCTGCCCCTGGTTGTTGACGGTATAACTGATCTTGCCGTTTCCGCCGTCGAACGTCGTATATACCAGAGCATCAACGGGGTTGTCAAACTCTGGTATGCGATTCATCGTCAGGACGTTGTTAAAATCAACGGCGTCTACCATGCCGGGGCGTATGGCCCCGTGGCTCTTCGTCACGCAACGCAGTTGCGCGTTTTTGCCTCTGAAGATCGAAAGTGGTGTTCGAGTAACTCCCATTGTAGTTTACCTCCCTTTTTAATTCATTTCATACCAATAAAGTTTAACCAACAGTTGGAGCCTATACACTGTCGGCGCTTCAGGTGTTGGCTGAAACGGATTTTCGATAATATGGTTGTCCTCCTCCGTGGGGACGTAGGCCACTATGCCCGTTTGGACTGCGGCGTTGTCGTAATCGAGAACCTCTATTGGAGATACTATTACGGCGTCTGTTGCATCGTTGGAATGTCCGGCCTTCTTCAGACCTCGGACTATTCTATCCCTGATCTGATACATCTTCTTCTTAGCCGAAGCGTCTACGCTCAGATCGTGATAGATAGAGATATCGAGCATGATCTGATTATTCGCGCCTTCCTCTTGCGATCCTGCCTCGAATAGAACCTCTCCGAAAGCGTTACTTCCCGCATTGAAGAAGTTGTATTCCTGAACATGAACCGATGGGAATATCTGCGTCGTATCCTGGGCCATGAAGACATAGGTGAAATCAGAAGCCCCGGCACTCGGCACGTTCGTCTCGATCCAATTATTAAACGAAGTCAATAAATTCTGCTTGCCCGTTGGATTCTTATATGTCGTCGGTACTATCGACATTATAATAACCCTCCGGTCTCGTGGTTTGGATCAATCGTCGGATCGGTCTTTGGCGGTATCCATCCCTGCTTTTCTGCCGCCTCAAAGAACTTCTCGAAATTCTTGTTATAGCGGCGATCTCCCCATACCTTCGTTTTGGTCAAATACCCGCTTACGGAATTGACTTTATCGGCATAATTTACGTTTGATCCTATTGTCGTACTCAACGCCTCATCCACATACATGCCTAATTTTTTCCCATCCTCCATAGCCTTCGGATCGAGAGCGACGCCGCCTTTGTCGCCGTATACTAACTTGTTATCCTGCATATATTTCATGTACCTCGCGGCCTGGCCGTATTTATCGAGGAACGGCAACCATGATCCGCGAAGTCTTCCAGTCTGAACGTTGCAAACCCTAATCAGATATGTCAATATTTCGAATACGCTTTTCCGATGGACAAGAAAACACTTCTTTTGAAAATCCTCTCCTGCGTCAATAAAGACCTGGGCTATCCTCTCAAGCGAAGTATTCTTGAGTTCAATCCCTCTTATTTTCAGATCAGCCGTTAGCGTTATCATCCTACCTGCCTCAGTGTTGCTTGATAATATATTTTTCCTCTCGCATGTACCGCGTCTTCTACTTGACCCTGAACATGATATTCTCTACCTCGATATGAAACTCTATCCGGCTTACGGCCCGATGTTTGTTGATCTCCGCTATAAGTGGTTCCCGCATATATTGGAATGCGGAACATCGCCTTCAAATCTCCCAATCTTAATATGCCGTTCGATTGTCCTATCTTCCTCGCGGTCATCGCCTGAATTATTGCCTTCGTGCGTATCAACCTAAAATCATCAGTTGCGGCAACTCCGGCTTTGGCGTCTCCTCCGCTCACCCCCTCGAAGCGCTTTATAATAACTCGCTCCTCGAGCATATCCGAAATTTCCTCAGCTGCTTGCCGAGCAAATTGTCCATCTAATTGCCCTTTTTGACTTCTCTGCATTATCGCCTCGGAGTAACCGTCTTAACGCCAGAATAATTAGCAACCTGTGTTGAAGGCGCGTTCCTCTGCCCGTGTCTCGTGTAGTAGTCCTCGCGGAGCTTCTCGGCAATCTCCATTTTAGCTTTCATCATCTCGCGGAATTTAGTTGCGATAGCGTCTTTGTTGAAAGAGGAATTCCCCGCATTCGCACTATAATACCAACTTGAGAGATCGCTCATCTTCTCGGCGGCCATCGCGGCTATGTAGTTATGACACGCACTCGCCAACCCATCCGGTATAGCCGTAACGCTTGTTTGACCTACAAAGTTGGCCGCATCGCTGGCCCACGCTTCATAGTTCGCGTCGACGATTAAGACGTGATAATACTCCGCGAGAACATACGCTCCCTCGGCCGGAGCCGCTGTAAAAACCGCTATGCCTGTCGACTTGCTAACGGTTACCGAAGCGTAAACCGTTCCGTTAATCGTAAACACGGGATCGGCAGGCGCGCCATCTCCAGAATTAACTATATTCCTATTGGTCACCCTAAAACGCTTATTCGTTCCGTCTACCTGATCACTAATATCGTCTATGATGTAATTGTCATCTAATCTGTCATTAAATAAATTTCTCGCGCCAGTAACGAGTCCTGCAAGTGTTATCGCCATAATTATTCTCCGTATTTGGGCGACCAATAAAATGGGTTACAATCCGCATAAGGATAAGGAGTCTTTGTGAAAGTATGCGTCGATGTAGAAGTGTAAGTATGTGTTGGAGTATGCGTATAAGTATATGTTGATGTGGCTGTAGGAGTTGATGTCGGAGTAAATGTTGGGGTATGCGTATAAGTATGAGTTGGCGTCGATGTTGGCGTATCGGTTGGTGTGGCTGTAGACGTAGCTGTGGGCGTAGCTGTAGGAGTATTGGTAGGAGTATCCGTTGGTGTAGCTGTTGATGTAGCCGTCGGTGTGTCCGTTGGTGTATCGGTAGGCGTAGCGGTATATGTCGGCGTTGATGTAGATGTATCCGTAAATGTCTCCGTACTCGTGGGCGTATCAGTGTACGTAGGAGTACTCGTAGGCGTGTCGGTGTATGTCGAAGTGCTCGTCGGTGTGTATGTGTAAGTGAATGTCGGAGTATCAGTATATGTGTGAGTTGGCGTATCTGTGTAAGTAAACGTCGGCGTTGATGTTGGGGTGTCCGTATACGTCGGCGTCGCCGTTGGTGTCGTCGTATAGGTCGGCGTACTGGTTGGCGTGCTTGTGTACGTCGGCGTCGCCGTTGGTGTACTCGTGTATGTAGGCGTGCTCGTTGGTGTCGCCGTATAGGTCGGTGTGCTTGTGGGCGTGCTTGTGTACGTCGGGGATGATGTTGGCGTAGCAGTATACGTCGACGTTGAAGTCGGAGTATCCGTATAAGTGGGCGTACTCGTAGGAGAAGCAGTTGGGGTAGCTGTAGGCGTCGAAGTAGGCGTGGCCGTGTACGTAGACGTACTTGTCGACGTGTTGGTGTAGGTAGAGGTATCCGTGTAAGTTAATGTCGATGTAGCGGTTGACGTATCAGTGGACGTATCAGTTGGGGTAGATGTAAATGTAGCCGTTGGCGTAGCTGTGGGCGTGTCCGTAGGCGTGGCTGTAGATGTCTCTGTGTCCGTGTATGTTGCTGTACTCGTAGGCGTATCCGTGTATGTCTCCGTAGCTGTAGGCGTGTCGGTCGGTGTACCGGTTGGGGTAGCTGTAGGAGTCGCGGTCGGCGTGTCAGTCGCCGTAGCGGTCGCCGTAGCGGTCGCCGTCGGCGTCGCGGTTGGCGTGTCCGTTGGTGTGTCGGTTGGAGTAGCAGTTGGTGTGTCGGTCGGTGTGGCTGTAGAGGTCGGCGTTTCCTCGGATTCGTACTCATACGCCCCGATGTCATCCGCCGCACCTTGTGGTCGGCTTACTCCCTCGATGTCGTCGTCTACACCGTATCCGCTTGCGTCCGTTCCGGCATCTCGGCAGTCAGCGGTTGACTTCAAGTGAAAATCACTGCCGTTATCTACAAACTCGTCTGCGGCGACAATGGTTATACACCCCGACCCACTCCACGCCTCCGAATCCTCGGCGGCGCAATAACTGAATGCTCCTATAGCAGCGGGAGATGTCAACGATATATCGTCGTCGTTGTTAGCGAATATACAATTGACTACTGAAACAGGATCGTCCGCCTCTAACCCTATTCCGTCCGTTGCTCCCTGTATTGTGCAGTTCACAAATTCAGCGGAATGATCAGTCTGACTTCCGGTTATTTTGACAACGTAATCCGTTCCAGAAGTGCCCAAAAATAAACAATTGTGAAATTGTACTGTATGTGTCGTTCCCAAAGTTCCTACTCCCCACAATACAAGTTCCGTTTCATCTCCGGTAGATTCAAAATAGCACTGATAAAAAACATTTGGGTTTGAATATCCACGAAAATTAGTGTCGGTCTGTATTAACCTAAAGTAGTTCACATCTGTCGTGAAGTATATATCTTTGAACTGATAGGCATTCGATTGTTGATCGCCCTCGAACGCCAATCCCGTTCCGCCACCAATTGTCATCGGCATCGAAGTAGAAGCGCCTAAAAATGTAATTATTTCATCGGTCTGGTCGTTGTATTTGTTATAAATCGTAGACGTGCTTCCGGATTTTTCAATAGTCGGCGCAAAGCCGGAACCAGCAAATATAGTTACTGCCTTGTCGGTATTTATTCGCTCATCGTAAGTTGCGTTATCTCGTATCTCGATTGAGTCTCCGTCGGATGACGCACCGAGAGCAGTGTTAATCGTAGTGTAGTCGCACCCGCTTGCGCATACCGTCCGATTCGTTGCTCCAGCAATGGTGCAAGCTAAAAGCGAGCATATCAGAAGTATTGCTTTTCTCATTATTTTTTCTTCCCGCCTAAATCATCCGAAATAACAGTCGCGGGAGTATCAACGTCATCAATTTTGAAATTCCAGTAGTATCCAACGACAGTGTTAGATTCCGCCTCGGCGAGGTCGAGCGTTACTACTCTATAGCGTAATCCGGTCTCCTCGTTAGCGACTACTTCCCCGCGTTCTATAGCCGACCATTCCCATTCCGGATCAGGGTGCATAACTATAATCTTTCCGGCGTTGTATCCTGACAGGCCGGGTGTGGCGACATAGCAAACCGAGATAGCGTGAGGCCCGTACTCCTCGCCTTGCGGGACAACTATCAAATAGGACGCGATGAATCCTATCGCGCCGATGAATCCTACCACCCAACGTTTCATGCTCCCTCCTACTCAGTCTTGAATTTAAGACTCACTCCTACTGTGGTGAAGGTATTGCTCAAATAATCTACGAGCAAATAAATAGGCTCATTAGCGTTCGCGCTCCTTAATGACGAAAACTCGTTGACGGGCTCCTTGTTTCCTCCAGTATGCGAAAGATCAAAGTGATCTATGTGATTGGTCGAAGCGTTCCATGTATCCGTGAAATGCAATTTTCCTCTTGCTGTACCGTCATACGCTGTTATCGTGTATCCTATTATTCTGTGTTTCAGGCTCGCTTGTCCGGCAACGAGCGCTTCCTCTCCGGCGGCAGATACTTCCTCGTAATACGTCGATATACTTTCGACTGGAGGAGCCGCTTCAGCGTTGATGGAATTAGCAGATAAATCCGGCACTGAATTAACATCTACTATTCCCGAAATATTACCGGTGTCAATCGTAACGGCCTTATCGTCTATTGACGTAATCTTCGTCAAAATAGTAGTAGCTTTATCGAGTACGCTCTGTAACGTAGACTCGGAAGCTGGATCAATGGTATTCCCGGAAGAATCTACTATCACCCCTCTTAATGCGTCTATTGAATCTGCGTGAGCATCAGTCAATATATCATCTATGTCCTTGGCGTGGCCGTTGATCGTAGTGGCCGTTGCGTCTATGCTTCCGGCCGTTTCCTCCGTAGCTGGATTTATGATAGTCCCGAGAGAGTCGAGAACGTAAACCCATTTTGTGTTACCCTCTGAGTCTACGATAGGAATTGGTATTCCCGATGCCGTACCTTGAACGGCCAGCGCCTTGTTTGCTGGAGGCTCGCTTCCCACCACACCTACACAATCATCGCATCTCCACTGTGCGCTCGCTATTCCGCTAAATAGCACCAGCGCGGCGACAAGTAGCTTCTTCATGCTGTCTCCTTATCTCGTTTAATCTTGCTTTGAATTCAGCTTCTCCTAACTCCTCGCCAAAATCTATATACATATACTTGAACTCCAGGAGCTCAAATAAGGTCTTACGCTTTTGTAGCTCGCTCGCGCTCGGAACGAAATCAACTATCAGCTTCTCGTGAGGATAGAATCGAGAAACAGTCAAGGGAATATCACGCGGAGAATATCTAAAGCTAATATCGGTATAATCTTCAAAATACAAAGCCGATCCTATCCACTCACTCACGAGATCGGGTTTCCGCTTAACGCCTAACTCCTCGGCCTCGTCCTGTTCCCATTCCTTCTCGGTCTTGGGCCTGAACGTTTTTTCCCAACGTTCTTTTTTTCGCTTCTTTCCTATTATCGCGTGGTTTTTCATCTTTTCCTTTTGGGATTAGGCGTCCGGCCCGAAGGCCGGACACCCTTTCCCGCTTCAAGGAGTCGTTACTGCGTAACTGACGCAGTGCCGTCGTTGCCCTGATACCAGAACCTTGAATCCAGCCACTCCGCCTCCCAACGAGCGCGGTTGCGGAACCTATAAGTGTCGGTGTCAAAGCTCTGCCCGGCCTGCGGCAACTCTTGAACTACCTCCAGTGGGTCTCTCCGCTGGAAAACAAATCCCTTCTTGCCTTCGCCCATGTACCACGCGCCTTGCGGCAGGTAACGGTTATAGGCGGGATTCATCAAGCCGCGAATCACGTTCTCAGCGTACTGCGTGCCAGCGTAACCGGACGCGGCGTTAGCGACCGTCTCGCCTCCGCGACCTGGAACCGCCGGATACCACGTCGAGTTCAAAAACGTCCTGACATTCAAGAAGTCGAATCCGCTCACGAGAACGGTGTCGGGATTGACCGCGATCTTAAGGCCCAGCGGATCGCGAGCGTCGAGCAACTGCTCGTAACCCGTCTTCATAGCGAAAAACGAGAGCTGGACGTAAGACGCTGGGCAGTTTCCAGATCCGGTGTAATACATATTCACCGAGAACGGAACCGTGATTGACGTGCCGTTATAGTTGACGGTTGAGAACGTAGACGCGGGGTAGCTGTCGGAACCAGCGGTGAAAGCTATGCCGCGAAAACGTCCGGCGACATACTCTTCCTCCAAGTCCCTCATAGCTTCACCGAGAGCCTGCGCTCGCTGATTGATCTGACCAGTCTGGTCGTCGTCAAACAACTCGCGCTCAAAGCTCTCGCCGCCCATGTACTTGTAGTTGATGATCTCTCGATCAGCACCCTTTACGCGCTGTTCCTTGTAGGGAACGCCTCTGCCGGTGCGGCTGGGCCTCGCGGCTCCATATAACGGAGCGTAGAATTCTTGCCGCTTATCGCTCGTGGTCTCCAAGACGTAATCGGGATAACCGACTGGCTTACGCTTGTACCACTCGTTAGCGATGGTCTGAACTCCGGCACGAAGTAGCTGAGATAGTGCGGTTGAACTATGCGCTTCGTTCAGCTTGCGGTAATTCTCTACCGCCATTTTTACGACTCCGCTCCATTTCAGGCGCGGATTCAACCAATTGATACTCTCGGCCACCTTCGCTATTTCCGGCGTCAAGTGAACGTCCGGCTTGACGCTCTTTTTCATAGCTTCGATGGTTGTTACTCGGTCGTCCCAAGTAACGATATCCGCAGGCTTGCTTTCCTTCGCGTATTTCTGCAACGCGGAAGAGAGAGCCTCGGCAAACTGCTCTTTGCTCAATCCTGGAAACATGATGTTATCCTCTCTGCGTTACAGGTTATTGCCGACGTACTGCGGCATGATTTTGACCTGGACTTCCGTTCCGGCCGCGCCGGTAACGCTCTGGCCATCAGGAAGCCAAACCTTACCGATCTTATTAGCGTCCGTGGAGGTTAGCTTCACAGTCTGGCTGTCGGCTCCGACTTCAACCCACAAGCCGTGTTTGTATGTCTCCGAAGCGGTCGTCTTGAACGAAAAGACGCCTTCTGACCGGACTCTTATCCGGTCTACAACATCGGTGCTGTCGATCCTGCTCGGGAGCGGGATCGTGTCCATAGACACGCCGACGCAATCGCCAGCGGCACCAGTAGCCTGACGCACGGCGTAGAGATTAGTGGTGTCCCACTTCACTACGTCTCCGGCGTCTATCGGCCCAGCGGCCAAACACTTGTACTCCTCTGGGTCGGAAGGCTTTAGGTAGCGATGTTCAGTTGCCATTTCCTTTTCTCCTTTTTGACGTTATCGTGTAGTCGCCTCTGCGCCTACTTTTCTACGGTCGGAAGGCCGTATGCGCTGGGATCAACCACCAGGCCACCGCCGGGCTGTCCAGCTTCTTTCGCAAAACCGGAACCGAAAGGACTCCTGCTCTCAAGGATCGCCTTCGTGCGCTCGATCTCGCGGTTCATCTCCTTCGCGCTCTTGCCTACGAGATCGGATACCGAGAGGAACTTCTCCGGTATCTCGGCCTCGGATAGCTTCTTCGCTGCGAGCTGTTGGTCTTTCATTATCGAAAGCTCAACCGTCAGCTTGCGATTATCTTCGGAAAGCTTCTTTACCTTGCTACGCTCGGATGAAAAATCCTTGCGCTCCTCGTCGAGCTTAACTCGAGCGTGTTCCATAATTCTCTGGAACATCTTGGGCTCTTTCTTCTGGAAGTCCTTTACCTCTTTACTGGCCTCGGTCTTTTTAGAATCCTCCGGGTCAGGCTCTTCCTGCTCTTTAGGCTCCGGCTCCGGCTCTTCCTGCTCGCCCATCTTGGCGGACATCTTGCCATAAGCGGATTTGCAACGCTCGATATACTGCTCGTTACTCTCGCCTTCCATCTGCGGAATTTCATCTTTGAGCTGCTCTATTAACTCATCATCGACTTCGAGCGTCTCCGGTTCGTCCTGTTCCGACTTGAGCAGATCATCAATGTTCTGCTCGACCGCCTCGATCTTCTCTTTCGGGGCATCTTCCTCAATCAATTTCGCGCGATCCTTATGCGCTTCACGTAGCTTGTCGAGAATCTCTTTTGTCAGCATTTCGTCAGCCTCCGCTTTTGAAATTATAGCGCCACTCTTGACGCTTTCCTCAAGGGCGACGAACGCGCCGCCTCTTGCGGGCTTCGTCACGACATCAATACTCCCTCCTCGGACGAACTCTGCGATGTTCGTCCATTCCTCACCGTCTATTTCGACGGTGCCCTTCGGTATGCCGTTATAATTAATCGACATCCCGGCATACACTTCATCGGTATTCGGGAAATATTCGCGGTACTTGATGGCTGCTTCTGCTTTTGCGAGCGCGGCGGCTCCAGCCTCGCTCTTGTCGCAATACAGCACACCCTCTACTGCGCCCACTTTATTCCCCGTCTTCTTATCGTCTACCTGGGTGGCTCTGGTATCTTTCCAAAATCCAGCCAGCTTCCAGATGTCCCCCTCTGGTCTTTCCTCTTGCTCCGATTCCGTCGGATGGTTAATATAACATTGTGCTCCGTTGAATACCTGCGCTCCGCTATTTACCGCCTCGGCGCTATAATAATTCTTATCGACCTCATTGCCCTTACCCTCGCTTATGAGGACGCATTTTACTTCTCGCTTCTCGTGGTCTACTTGTGCCTCGGCGAGGTCTATGATTAAACGCCCGCTATCTTTGTCTCGCGTAACAAAGCCAGCTTCCGACTTCTTTGTCCCACGCATTAGCTGACTAACGGAGCTCGACGATATAGCTTCATCAAGTAACTTCTTATCGCTTGCCGAAAGATCAGGCATGGACATCTCGCTTTGCTTCCCGCCACCGTGCTTCAAATACCACCAGGTTGCGAAGGCGTACTTGTCGGAAGCTCCGGCCTTATCGGCTGCTCGTTTGGCTTTGTCCCAAAGTCCCTCATCGGCTACCCATTTTGGCTCGGTGGTTGACTTAACGCCTATCTTTTGTAGTCTCTTTCCTATCGGGCTTTGCGTCCTCTGAAAACTCCTGTCATGTAGGCCTGTCCCATCTCGCTTCCCCGGCACCGATTTACCCATATTTCCTCCGATAAAAAAAAGAGGCGGACTACAACTACGCTTCTCGCGCTCATTGTAGCCGCCTCGCGGCAGTGAAGAATTAAATAAATTATACCCCTACGCTAAACTCAAGTCCAGTGTTTTTTTTACTTTTTTTCCGCTCCAGCTTATATCCTGCTTCGTCCACTTCCGAGTGGTATATCCCGTTACTACCTTGAAATCCTGAACCTTAACGCATATCTCGCCGTGCTCAATATTCCGCAATTCAAGGATAAGGTGCTTTTCTTCGTCAGTTAATTTAATCAAGTCGCCCTCTTGCTCGCCGGTAGCTTAACGCTCCTCGGAGGAGACATAGGAGTATTCCCGTTGTAAACCCTGAATTTTACTATCCCGTTATCGTCTATTTGAATGCGCCTAAAACTTATCAGGCGTGCCGTTGTCTTTTTCATGGCCGCATATGATACCAACTGGCGGCCAATCTTGAACATGACTTTCATCACGTGATCTATCGGCTTTGCCTCTGGCATTGATATTATCCCCGCGAATATTTTGAAGACTACAATTCCGTCCTCTTGCCATATCACATCGCTCGTCTGCATAGACCGTGGATCGAGGTTCTTGTTCTCGCCGTATCTCCTGATTATCTCTTCGAGCTTCTTCATCAGCTTAGGGAACTCCGGGAAATCTCGGTATATAGTCCTCAACGCCTCGAAGTGAGCTTCAAGGGCCTGCTTAGCTTCTCGTTCCTTGCTTCCAGTCGGAGCGATTAAAGTTTTACTCCTCGCCTCGTTTTCCATTATCTCTCCTCGCGGATTCCTGAACTCGTTTGAACTCAATATATTCCTGCAACAATGGAACTTCAACCGTTGGGTTCTCATTGTAATACTCACATAGTTGGGACAACAATTCAAGTCCATCGTCGTGAGATAGGGAAAGCGTCGTCCTAATATCCTTCTCGGAACCCTCCGCTATAATCAAAAGATACTTGCTATTTTCCTTCTCAATGCTTATCATCTCGCCGTCGTCTCCTGCCATTTATCGAACGGAACAACCGGAGCTATCTTCCACTTTCCTGTAACGGGGTCTCGGTATCCCCTATCCTCCTCGCCGTACTCCTCCGGCATATCAATGCCTAACTGTCTCCACGTCTTGAGCTTCGGCGCGCTCGTGCATCGGCAATTCGGATGAAGCGGAAGCGTCGCCTTGTTACCCCACGGGTCGGCTCCGGCGGCCATCTTCTCAATTTCCTCCGGCGTCTTTCCTTCTCGCCTCATACACCAGCGGCAGAGTCTATCGTCCGGCGTAACTACCCATACCCAGGCCGTCTCTGGATCGCCGTCTATTAAGGCGTCGTTATCCATATACGAAGTTATGCGCCCTAAATGCTGAGCCCTCATAACTTCTGTCCTGGCGATAGTTAATGCGCGTGAAGTACCGCTCCTCGGAGACGTGAGATTAGACGATCCGATTACATCAGCCACTCGCGCCGACGCATCTTGCATTGTCTCCCCATTGATCATGCTTTGTACGAGCTCATCGCGTATGTCGCTTGCCATAGCGTCTGTTATCGCTCCTATACGTTGCGAAAACATAGCGCCTTGAAAGGGCTCGCTTAACAAAGCTCTGATTGTCTGTTCCGGTAAGATAGGCACTTGCACGCGCATTGCTGGAGGAGTAGCCATATCGAGGCCGTAAGCCGTTCGCGTTCTGCTTGTCTCGAACTGGCTTATTCCTGCCTTCATAACCTGCTCGCTGGCTTCCCCTTGTAACTGATTCAAACGCTGACGAATACTTGACAACAACTGCGCGTTTCGACCCGTTGCCGTCATCTCCGTAAACGTCCATTGATTAGGAGTAGCGAATTGAGACGTTCGAAATAACTCCTCGATCCTCGCCATAACGTCATCCTGTGCGCGGCGGTACGCTCCGACGAGACCTCCAACGTCCTCGTTTTCTATACCGCGCATGACGCGCATTGAATGACTCGTTATCCTATCAATGACCTCTGCTTGAGTCTCGCCGGGCATACTACTCCTTTGCTAAGGGACAATCGCTCGGACGAGAATTAACGCTCGCCTTTGCCGATGGATTAGGATTAGTACACTTCGGAGGAACGTCTTTCTCGCTTCGCGGGTCTTTGCCGCCATGATAGAAGAATTGGCACTTGCCACAAGTATCGGGGATAGGTGCTTTTGTCTCCGCGCTAATCTCCGGCTCGTTTAGTCTCGGACACCAGTCGGGATTCATCCCGATCTCTCCGAGCGCTCTTCCCTTTGCCTCGGCGTGAGTACAACAAGGCTTCGGCTCCTTCGATCGCAGATCGTGATAGCACCATTCACAATCCTGACACATGAACTTGGCCTTCCCTGACTTCTCGCTTCCCTTCGTAGTAGGTGCAGGAGATTCCTTTGCAATCTCCGGCTTTTCCGTGCTTGATTCAACCTTCTCGCTTTTCTGTTTCTTCTTGGCATTCATCTACTTTGCTCCTTTCTTACTTTTTGTTAAACGGACACCACGACGGCATCTTGTCGCCTGCCAACCTCCTCATCCTTCCATCTGGATGAGTGCAAATGTCCGCTCGCTTCTCGTAATCGCGGAAGCGGAACGAGCATTCCAAGCATGACTTCCTAACTACTTCATTTAACTTCTTCACCTTACCCATCGCTCCTCCTTACTTTGTTTTCGCCTGCTGTTTGTAATCCCCCTTATCAAGAGACGATCCGGCTTTCGGCGTCTCCTCCGGCTTAGTGGCTCCGAGTCCACTCGCCGATAACGTCGCTTGATCGAACATCTGGATCGCTTGACTTTCGCCTTCCTCCCTCACGTCCTCCATCTCCTTGTCATAGTCATAGGTCGTAACGCCCAGCTCTTTGGCTGTCATCTCGCTGGCGCGCCTATGAGAAAACATCCTACCTGCGAACGCGGAGAATATGTCTTTTATCTTCGCGGTTCTATCTTCGGTGAGTATCTCCGGATGGATCACTTCAAAGCCGGTATCCGTTGGCTCGGTGATAGCTTGGCCCAGGACTAACGCCTTCGCTTCGGCGAACAGTCCTTTCCAGTCGCGCTCCATGATAGCTCTTTTGATCGTAGCAAGAGACGCTCGTCTTATTTGCTCCTTTGGAACTTCGCCCTTCTTAATCCCGAACGCGATCACTCTATCCGCTATCTCGGAGACGTAGACCTCGTTAATCTGCTGGCGCGTGTCGATCTCCTTGTATACCGGCTCGGCTTTGCTTATCGCCGTAGCCTGAGTTGACGCCGCGCCTCCTACTCCGAGTATCTCCGGAGATACCCCGACGCCTGTCGCTATTACGCTCCGCAACTGCTCGCCGACATTATCGGTTGCGCTCCCTGCGCTCGAAACGGTAGGCGTCATGTATGTCGTATCCACCGACTCGTTTTCAACAATCATCGCGCCGGGAGGCGGTATTGTAGTCAAGTCGGTATCGTTAATAATAGCCGAAACGTCAGTGTCGCTCCCCTGCACCTTTTTCTTTATCGCCCAGCTCTCCTCGATCTGCGCCTTTGTCACGCGAGCGTTAAGCCAGTCCTTGAACCTCTTGAGATCCGTCAATACGGGGAATAGGTCGGAACGCCCTCGCTTCTCGCCGGCGGCACAGTTGACCTTAACGTGCAACATCTCCGAGGCGGGAATATCGTTGATAATATACTCCATCGCCTTCTCGCCCTTTTTCTTGCCGTAAAGTAGCTGATACTGCGTCGGATATTGCTGATGATAATAATAAACCTTTTCGATGTCAGTCGGCTCCGTTACTACTTCCCACACGGTAGATGGATCAATCTGTTGCATCCTCAACCGCCCTTGCTCCTCGATAAGCCGAGTCATCACTTCGCCACCCCACGTCAGTTGATCATTGTCGCTTCTGTTCTTTGACGTGAAGTCTACTTCTTTGGCCCATCTATCCCAATAATCCTGACACTTCGCGTTGCTGAAAATCAGCTTAACGCCTTTGCCGATAGTGTAATTTGTCTTTATCCGTACTACCTGCTTGGCGAGAGGATTGTGGTTCTTGGCCTCAAAGCACTTCGCGTGCATATCGAGATAGTCGTGTAAATATAACTGCTTGCTATACGGGCCTCCCATGATGGGATAGAATTCGTTGTTCGGCGGGGTAGCTCTTTGGCCTCCGGTTGAATCGCCGTAGTCTCCTGTCAAAAAGTAGTCAAAGTTAAAACTCTCTCGAAGTTTCTTTACCCCTTGAGATTCTAACACGGAAACGGGCATTGATTCTATTACCTTGCTCGTCTTATACTCCTCGCTCTGAATCAATACCTGAAACGCCTCTTTGTTAGGAACCCACTCACGCCTGACTTTTACTTCCCCGCTATTCGCGTTTCGCGTGAGTATGGCAACCCATCCTCTGACTTCGTTATGCTCTTCGAGTTTAATCGCGGATCGCTTCCTGTACTCCGACGCTTCAGTTATGCACCGGAACTGCTCCTCGGTGGTATCCTTCGCTGGAAGGATTATCTTGCTGTGTTTTATCTTGCCTCTTACCTTCCCGTCATTCTTGACCGTTGCCTTCATCGACGACCTTCCTCTCGTTTAGTTTCTTTTCCCACGCCTCACGCCACTCCTCGAAAAATGTCCGACGATAAAGAACTCTCGATGTCACGCCTTCTATCTTCTCGCTCGGTAACGGCTTGCGGTTCATTTCAAGAGCCTGCTTCTCCATCAGGAATATCAGCATGCTCTCTATCCGCGCTAACCGCTCGTGATTAATCTGCCGCAAAGTCTTATTTTCAGTCATCGTTCCTCTCGTCCATTAATTCACTGATAGTAACATACAATAGAATACCCGCCACTATCAACGCCGAAAGCATGATCACTTCTTTCATCGCCTCACCATTACGCTAATCGGCTTCCTGTTAGATACAACCTTATGCAAGGGCCGACCTACTCCCACCTTATCGGCCATATGAAAGCAAACTCCCGCAGCGGCGTCGGATATGTCTTTGCTTCCGAACGTCGGCTTGACGACCTTCCGGCCGTCGTGTAATTCGAGTCCTCGGCACTCCGCGAGAAGCTCGGGATTATTATAAGTGTCAAACTGTCCGAGATTAACGAACGATAGGAACGTGTCATATGGGCCGAGGTTTCTATCAACCGACAATGTGTCCGCCTCGATCCCTTTCGCTTCGAGTATCTGAAGGCTATCTTTGCTTTGCCATCCGTCATAAGTTACCTTTCGCAGTCTAAACCCCAACTGTCGCATTAGGAGTATTATACCACGAATCTTCTCGAAGTTAATCTTTTTTTCGTCTACCGCGATTATTTTCAGGACGTAATCGAGCACCGCTTTTGTCCTATATGCCGACCAGTGGCCCATGCCTATACCTGCCGCGCATCTCGTCTCAGCCAAGTCTATATGCATGAAATAATCGCTTGACCTCTCCGGCTTAAACCAGTCATGCCATACCTTCGGGTATCCCTGATCGTCGAATATCCTGACCGGGCAACTCATATCACTCTCGGCCATTATATCCCGCAACTGCTCATAATTGAAATACGGGTCTTTCGCCGCGCTCGGTATCGCCGCAAAATCTCTCCTCGCTAAGTGCTTGTTCTTATCCCATGACGCCTTGAGCTCTATCGGGACATTCATGTTTATCCCTTCATCGAAAAACGTTTGGCCCGACCACTTCACTCCTCGCTTGTAATATTCCTTGGCCTCCCATAGCGTCCTATGTTTTGCGAATAGTCGCGGATTAGTCTCTGCTTCTTGGGCCTTGCGGACGGTAAAATCTCCCTCATGTTGTGGGTTACTGATTATTACGATTAACCCGTTATCTCCGAACCTTGACTCCCTGCGCCGGACGATTGCGTTATATATTTTCGCGACCTGATCGCTGGCCTGCTGGCTGGTATTGACGCCAGGCTGCTTCATATAGCTGGCCTCATCTATCACGGCGCAGAAAAGGTTATACCCCAAAGGACACGACTCGCTCGAGCTCCCCGGCAAGATATATTGCCCCTTCCTGAATTTTAGCTTGCTCTTAACCCTCGGATCGGGCGCGTTCATTCCGGTAAACCACGGACTGTTATTTATCCTCGCGCTTATCTCCCCGAAAACTACGTCCCGCGCTTGTAACTCCGTAGTGGCCGTGTTCATGTATGCTATCTTTGAACCTCTCGCCAATCCCCAGTAGCTTATCGGGTCTTTGAGGCATAGGTTGAGATACAGTTGATAGACAAGAATAATCCCTGACTTGAACGACTTGCCCGCTCCAATGGCTTGGAGCAATACCGCTTCGTTATATGATTTTGAGAATAGCTCCCTTAAATCATCAACTACGCTCGGCCATACCTCGTCTCGCCTTAGCGCTAAATAGCTATCGTCGAAAATAAACGTCTCTATGTCGGTGGGTATCTCCTCGAAGTCTCCCCATCCTGGATTATACCTCGCCGCCAGTTTCCTTCGGGCCGACTCCGTAATCTCGGAGTAGACGCTCATCAAACTTTTTCCGCTCTCCGTTTCCTGCATTGTTCACCATGTTCACTACTGCTTGGAATTGACCTATTTGAACCGTCGGCCTGTCCCCTTCGTTCATCCCTAAAGCTTCTCGCTCTATCGCGATCCCCGTCCTTATCGCGCTTATGGTATCCGCCGCGCTCATCTTTCGCACCCTTGATAAATGCTTCCCGCCCTTATCCTGTAGCCTTACCCCTAACTTCTCGTGCCTCTCAATCGCCGCCATCCGCTTCTCGGCGTTTAATATGGCTATCCTATCCTCACTTAAATTTAATAATTCTTTTAATCTGCTCGTCCACTTTTGCTTTGAACTCATTATAGCTATCGTGCCATAGTTTAGTTCGTTCTTCTCGCAAAAATCTCTTAAACTCCCGTATTTCCCGTTTAACGTCCCTTCGAAATAGTCTACTCGGAGCTTGTCATAGTTTAACTTCTTCCTATGACCTCGCGGCTTGATGGGTTTTTTACCGTTGCCTTCTGTCATGGGTTTATTATACTACTACTCCTCGCCGAAATAAAGTTTTTTATCCTATCGGCACTCTGTTTCCGCACTTACAACACACCCACCACCAGCCTTCATTGCCATCATAATATTTTGACCACTCAGCCGGATCATCGTTTCCGCATTTGTGGCATTTCAATGGTGGCATTATTTCTCTCCCATGTCTTTGTATATATCCTCATTCTCAATCTCAAGTATCTCGATGTCACGCTCCATCCTCTTGATTTTGTCTCGCAACTGGTGTATCTTCGCGCGGTTCTTGATAAATTGCTTTCTCAATGCCTCTCGTGTTGTTGGGTTCATTATTCCCTCCTTGCCTCGTAGGGCGGTTAGAATAATACTTCTTGGCGGCAACGATTGGCTGCTATCTCACAATATTTTTCCTCAAGCTCAATACCAATGGCCTTCCGGCCCAAGTCTTTCGCGGCCCTCAAAGTAGTTCCAGAGCCACAAAAGGGGTCGAGAATAATGCCCAGCTCGGGACAAGCTCTTTCAATCAACCAAGTGGCCCACCTCAATGGCTTTGGACATGGATGCCCGTTCTTGCCCATAACTTCATTGTTAATCACTGAAAAGTAATCGTGCATCTGAACGCCTGGATTCTTTCCGTAAACCAGCATCGGTTCCCAGTCATTAAACCCAACAAAAGCATGGTGACCAGGGCTACCCTTATACCAGCAAATCAACCAGTCGGGAGGATAGTTCTGATATATCCACGGCAGCGCTTTTATTCGGCAACAGGGTAGGATGCTCATTGTTGCCACAGACTTAATGAGCGGTAGTATATCTGACATTAATCTAAACCAGTTTTCCTCGGTATCGTCATAACTGGCATACTCTATACCAACCCCATACGGCGGGTCAGTCAGCATCAAGTCCACCGTCGGCAGCAACGGCAATATCTCCCGGCAGTCCCCGTGCGCTATTGCAACGGAGCCGTCGGAGTAATACCAGTCAATGCCAGCGGGCGGCCAGGTCATTCCCCCTCCTTGCCCCGTAGGGCGGTTATTTTAGTCCTAATTATTGCCGGTCTGCTCCATTCTCGCGCCAATCGCTTCCACGCTTTCAATCGTTCTCCATTCGCCCCTACCCCGTCATACAGTTGCGCGAAAGGCATAGCCCCGGCCATCAGCGTTCTATTCAGTCTGGCCGTTGCCGCTTCCATCGTTTCATCGAATCCGATCAGAACATAGCACCGCACCTTGTCTTGCGACAATCCGGCCTCCCGCAACAAGTGTATTCCTCGTAGCGATAATTTCTCCCGTTGTCCATCGTTGGCCGTCCATACATCCAGCGGTTTAAGTCGCGCTATCATCTCGGCTTTGCGCCTGGTGATATAGCATCCGTCCAGCCCCCCTAAAAACCTGACTTGCTTTTGCCCCGCCAACATTTCAAACACCCGCTCCTGGTGCGCTTCGCTACACGCCAAGATGTTATTGTCCTGCAAAATATTCCCCTCGGTAATCGGCAATTCCCTGATTCCGCCCTCGCGCCGCCACACATAGCAGAACGGGCAACGATGCGGACACCCTCGACTAGTATGGACTATCCCTTTTTTCACGAACCTCCCCGGCTCAAAGCGATCACCACCGTCGGCTCCGAAGGCGGGGCCGCCAATTTCAACGTTCTCGGAATATGCCAGCCACATAGATTGCAACCGCAATGATTCGTTAATATCCCCGGTGAACACAACGGATATTTCCACTAGGTCGTAGTCCCTCGGCGTGAATAAATCAGGCGCACCGACAACCGCTTCGTCTGGTGTCTGACTAGTCCGCCTGGGCACTACCAGCAATCGCTTCATTTTCGCTCCGCCTTGCTCATCTCCCCTCCTTGCCCCGTAGGGCGGCTATCTCAGCGTCAAATGCGCGGTCAACAACCAGGGCGTCATCAAGCGTGGAGAGCTTCAGCGCCAGCGCCTTCTTCACCCGCTCCAGCGCGGCGATCGCATCGGTGTGGTCGGAGGTGCTGGTATTCATCGCTGCGATGAAGCCGCAGCGAAACGCTTGCCTAGCACAATGCGCCACAGCGTTGGAAGCGTCAATCCACCCACTGTAATCTTTCGCCAGCTTCTCCATCACCTGCTCATACGGGAGTTCGTCGCTCATTCCCCCTCCTTGCCCTTAAGGGAGGCAGCGAATATCCCTATTGCCCAATCGTACTCCTCGCGGTGCTCGTGCCCGAGCTTGTAGGTCGCGGCCACTTGCTGTCGGAACTCGGCCAGCGGCCCAGACCAGCAACCGCAGAACACTACGTCGTGCTCCGAATCATACCACGTCGTTGCCTTGCGGCTACCTATCGGGCCTGCCGGTACCATCGAGCGCGTTAGCGTCGCCCCGTCGCCGACCGTTGCCCCGTCGCCGACCGTTGCCCCGTCGCCGACCTTCGCCCAGTCGCAGACCGTCGCCCCGTCGCAGACCCTCGCCCCGTAGCCTACCTTTGCCTCGTCGCAGACCTTCGCCCTGTAGCCTACCGTCGCCCAGTCGC